CAAGGCCCGGATCATGCGCGAGTGGCCTGACGCCCTCGACCTGTCGCGGGCCGACCACCTGGCCCGCGCAAAGGCCGGTGAGGGCAAGGTCTGGCTTGGCCACCCTGGCAGCATTGGCGAGGGCGTGGACGGGCTGCAAGAGCACTGCCACCGCGTCATATTTTTCGGCCAGACCTGGCGCCTTGACCTGCACGACCAGGTCATCGAGCGGGTCGGGGCCATGCGACAACTGCAGTCTGGGAAAGACCGGGCTGTTTTTGTAGACTACATCGTGACAGAGAACACGGTGGACGAGGTCGTCATGGTTCGCCGTGACGGCAAACGAAGCGTGCAGGATCACCTGCTTGACTACATGAAAGTGAAAGTATGAAAACCCTGACGATGAAGTTCAACCCCAACACCGGCGTGTCGGTGCAGGTGCTGTACGGCCCGAACATGACATACGCCCCGACGGTCGCCCATTTTCGCCAGCTCTTCCCGACGTTGGAGTGGGGGTACAACCCGTGGACGGGCACCCGTCGCCGTGCGGTGGACATCGACCAAGACCCCTACGGCAAGCTGATCGTGGCGCCTGACGAACCCCTAGCAGCCGCGTCGTGGCCCCAGCTCGACAACGTCGATCCGGCGCAGGCGTCCAAGATCATCGAAGGCTTCAAGCCGGTCACGGTCGATCCAGGCAAGGCACTGGCCCCCGAAGTGCGGGACGTGCTGAACCAGCCCGACGGTCACCCGCTGTACCCCGTCTTCGTCGCCGCCATTGAGCAGGCCATGTTTGGCAAGGGCGTGCGCCACGGCGGCGCACTGACGCCGTTCTTCGATCAACCCTGGCACCACTACGCCAAGCTGCACGGCCGTGGGTTTCTCACTGGCCAGGCTGCCAAGAAGCTGGAGGAAGCGGCCAGCGGGAAGCAGGGCGAAGACTTCCGCCGCGAGGTGTTGGGCGCCATCGTCTACTGTGGCATGGCCTTGCTGCACGAGGAACAATCGAAATGAGCGACAACTTTGACATCGCCACGGAACGCGAAGAGTTCTTCCGCGACAACGCCCTGCGGGAGCGCAAGCCCGCTGGCCCGGTGGCCACCGGCCGCTGCCTGCATTGCGACGAGGTGCTGGACGACGTGCGCCGGTGGTGCGACAGCGACTGCCGCGACGGATGGGAGAAGAGCCGTGCACGCCGTTGACCAGGCCGTCGCCGACTGGCTGCTGATGGAAAAGAAAGCAGCCGCGTGGGGGCGGCTGCGTGCCTGTGCGGAGATGGCAGGCGCCATCGGTCTGCTTGCGCAGATGGACAGCCTGGTCAGCGCCGACCGTGCGGGTGCGACCACGCTTCCAGCTGGGCCAGCCGCGCCCGAATATTCCGGTGCTCCGACTCCAGCTCGTCCAGCCGCACCCGTTCACGCGCTAGGGCTTCAGTTGGGAGAACGGCTGCCGGGGGTGGAATAGTCGGCGTCGTCGCAATGATGACGCTGATGATGGGGGTGATGGCCAAGACAATGGCCACCGCCACCCGGCCCCACACGATGGTCATCCCAAGGCGCCCGGCGTCCTCTTGGGATACCTTGTCGCTGACGTTTTCGGGGACGCCGATGTCAGTAGGCCCGATGCTGGCCGGGGGTTTCTTTTCGTCTGCCGCCATGTGTCACCTCACTGCGCGGGTTAGGAGCGCTGTCTTCTCGGCGCTGCTCCGGGTGCTGCCGTAGTAGTAGGACACAATCGCTGTCCAAGCAGTTCCCAAACTGCCAAGCATCACCAGCAGGGCGTCGCCACCTTCTTGCGGTTTGCCGTGCACCAGCAGGTAGAACAGCACGCCGAAGAACCCGGCCGTGACCGCGAACGCCAGGATGCGTGGCGTGGCGGTGTCGCCCGTCTTGGCCTCACGATCCCGCGCGCTGCTGCGGTCGGCCGCTTCGATCTTTTCGATGTCGATGTCCAGTTCGCGCATGCGTACCACGAGCGCCTGCTCGGCGGTCTTCAGAGCGACGAGCTGGTCGCCCGACAGCTGGCCAGCGGTGAGTGCTTCCTGCACCCGCTTTACCGTGGGGGCTTCCATCCCCAGCGCGGCCCCCAGCGCGTCCACAGCAAGCCCGGCGAGAGGCCCGCCTAGTAGGGTGGCAGCGGTTGGCGCAATCGCGCCCAAAACGGTTTTCCAATCCATGTTATGTCCCCGGTGCAAATTGCCAGTCGCCAGTACGCATCTGGTCGGCCATGCGCTTAGCGCGTTCTGGTGTCTGGTCTGCCCACTTGCTGTGCAGCATGGCAGCCGCCGCGTCCTTGTAGCGGCCGTCCTGCACCAGCTTCAGGGTGTTGACAAAGCCCAGCAGCCCGTCGACGCCCATCTGAAAACTCATGTTCAGCAGCACGCCCTTGCGTGCGTCGTCGAGCTGCAGGAACCACGGCAAGCGTCGGCCCAGCTCGTTGATGCGCTCGTCGATGTCGTTCTGCAGCAGGAAGTCGATCTCGTAGGGCCGAAGCCCTGCGCCCTTCTTGCGCGGGTCAACCAGGCGCCCGACGCCGATGGTGTAGAAGCCCAGGTGGTCTTTGTAGACCGTGGACTTCTCGCCCTCGTCGCCGCGCAGTTGTCGTGTCAGGTCTTGCTTCATAGCGGTGCTTTCAAGGTTCCGAAGTAAGAAGCCAGCCATGCCAGGCCAGCGCCGATGGTGGTAGCCGCGCCGCCGAACATCAGCAGCACCCGCCACCCACCGCGCGCTTCCGATAGCTTGTCCAGCACGCGATCCAACTTCTTGTCGATCTCGCTCTGCTCCCGCCGCAGGCTGTCAACCTGGCTTTGCAGCGAGAACACGGCGCCTTTGACTTCGCCGAAAACAACGGGGTCGATCATGCCTGTGTCCTTTTTTGCCAGTGCGTCCAATAGCCGGTCTAGCTCACCCATCTTTACAGTTCCGCGCTGGCCGTCAGCAAGCTGTTGTCCATCAGGTAACTGCCGGTGGCCGTGGCGGTCACCAAGAGGTCAGCCTTGAAGTTGCTTGGGTTGAGGGCAGTGATCGACGCCACGTTGGTCAGAGTCCCCCCAGTCAACGTAAGCGTTGGCAACGCCGACCGCATCTCGCACGGAAAAGCGTAGCTGCTGCGGGCGCCGTTGCCTGCCAGAAGATACCCGCCTTGTGTGACAGCTGTGCTGAAGAAGTACCGGTGGCACTGCTGCGCCACGACGCCGATGCTGGAGCGCTCGTAGGGGGTGGGGTTCTGGCCGACCTCCAGTTGCAGCTGGGTGACCTCGATGGCAGCACCGATGGACAGCCCCCAGTTGGTGTGGCCAACCGCAGCGATTAGCGTGCCGACTTGCCAGGCTCCAGCGTTGCCGACCGTCTGCAGAGTGCCGGTGTTGATGGCGCCGATCTGGACAAGAAGCCCACCCAAAGCGGTGCGGGGGATTGCCAGCGCGGCAGGCAGCACTGGCAAGAAGATCGTGACCCGCTGGACGACGCCTGCGACAGCAGCGAAGCTGGTCACAAAGCTGCGGTTGCCCCCTTGGTCACGCACAGCCACGCTGTAGTTGCCCGACAGGTTGGTGTTGAACACGAACGACAACACGGCAGGCTTGCCGACCATATCGAAGCAGTTGAACCCTTCGATGATCTGCAAGATGCCACCCCAGGCGTTGCCGCCAGTCACGTTGGTGTTAGCTGTAGTGGTGGCTTGGCGAACCGTGTTCTCGGTGATCCCGTCAACGACCACCGTCCCCTGCACCTGCGTGAAGACACCACCAGCGCTGACGTTGGTGGCGAGAAAACGATCCGGCCCCCCATAGACGGCGGCGCCGCTGGTCACTGAAGCCCCCGCGCGCTGGGCGATCAAGGCCGCGCCGTTGATGATGCGGTTGCGCAGCGTGAAGCCCGCGCCGATGCCGATCTCGGTAGTGCTGGCGCTGATCGAAAACGGGTTGCCGACGATGCTCTGCGGGGCCACGTTCTGCAGCTTCTGGTAGGTGGTTTGCGCGTTGCCAAGGTTGGCCGTCAGCACCGCGAGGTTGCCCAGCTTGGTGGAGGTCACCGCGCCGTTGGCGATCTTGCTCTCGATCACCGAGTCGGTGGCCAGCTTCACGGCGGTCACCGCCCCGTCGGCGATCTTGGCGGTGGTCACTGCGTTGCTGCCGATCTTGTCTGCGGTCACCGCCGATGGGCCGATGCGGTCGTTGGTCACCGACCCCGCAGAGGGGATGCCGATGCCGATGGTCTCACCGATCACGACCAACACCACCACGCCGTTGCCGGGGGGTGCGGCGAACACCAGGGTGGTGTTCAGGTAGGCGTACTGCACGGCTGGGGTCTGACGCACACCGGCCACGTACACCGCCAGGTTGCCCAGTGAACCAGGGTCGACAGGCAGCACGAAGTTGGTGGCCACGCCGGTGCCCAGGTAGGTCTGGTACTGGAAGCCGAAGCTGCCCGCCAGCTGCAGGATGTCTTGGGCGTCGAGGTTTTCCAGCTTGCCGCTTTCGTCCCAGGCGATCAACGAGCCAGGCTCAGGCTCGGGGAAGACCAGGTCGACAGCTTTGGTGGCCACGCCCAGGCGTATCGTGCGGTTCAGCCGCTCCAGCAGCTGCTGCATCTGCATGATCGTGCGGTCGAGCTGGTTCTCCAGCGACTGGGGCCGGAAGGCGCCGCCGTCAGGGATGTCGTAGGCCTGGCTGTAGTCGATGTCGCCCAGGATCGTGATGGTGGCGCCGATCTCCAGCGCGCCCACCAGCGAGGTGACGAAGCCGCCAGGGCTGGTGTTCTGGTCTGGGTTCAGTGCGACGGTGTACTGGCTGGTCAAAACCAGGTCGGTCTCGACGCCCAGCGCGTCAGTGAAGACCACCCGAATGTCCTCTTCCGCGAACACGCGGAAGTTGAAAGCGAAGACGGTTACAAAGTCGTCCCCGAGATACGGGCCAGCCTTGCGCGGGGTCGATGGAATGGTCATGTGCGATGCTCCAGGGGATGCCGGGGATGGTAGGTCAACCACCCCCGGTCATGGATACCTTCAGTCTTTCGGCGGGGGGCCGAACAGTATGGAAGTGGCGGGCGCTTCGCCCTCTTCCCAGGCCTTCCAGCCCTTGTAGCTGCGGGTCAGCTGCACGGTGGGCAGGCCCAGCGCGGAACCCATGACGTTAATCATGGCCAGCACCAGCGGCTCGTCCACCTCGCCTTGCTCCGCTTGCTGCGCCAGCTTCTTCGCGTCGTTGAAAATCCGCCCGGCCGGTGGGCCGGTGTAGTCGAACGGCGACCAAAGGACGGGGGCTTCCCGCAACCCCACCAGCAAGCCGAACATGTACCCGGCTTGCCACTCCAGCAACTTCTGCGCCCAGTCTTCCGGCTCGTCGTCCTCGCCCCCGCCTTTCAGCAGGTAGGTGATAAGCGCTGGCAGGATGGCAGGGATGACCGCCAGCAAGGCCATGTCGGCGACCCAGCCCATGACCGCCTTCGGGTTCTTGAAGTCGGTGGTGCCGGTCTTCTCGACCATCAGGTTCAGCGTCGTGTTGAAGTAGCTGTAGAACTGGGTCAGGAACGGTTGCGTGCGCTGCACCCCGGCCAAGTCTTTGGTGGTGCCACCGCCTTGCGAACCCAGCACCGCTTCGTCGGCCAGGCCAACCGCTGCTTGCTCGTCGGCGCCCTCGTTCAACGCCTTCTCGTAGGCGCCGATCCAGGTGGGCACGTCGGCGACCATCTGCAACTTCTGCATCAGGAAGAACAGCGAAGCGTCGAGCACCTGCGCCGCTTTGCTCTTGCCGTTCACGCGCTGGCTGATCTCGCGCAGTTCGCGGTTGAACGTCTTGGCGCGGTTGGCCATGAAGGGCGACTTCTCCGCGATCCAGGTCATGCTGGACTCCATGCGGCTGGCGTCACCGGCCCACCGCGCGGCACCTTTCAACACCGGCACAACACCGATCCGCGCCATCGACTGGGTGAGACCGAAGGGCTGCAGCAGCGCGGTGGTCAGCGATGCGCCCATGACACTGCGGCTGATGTTCGACCGCAGCTTCAGCGCCAGCTGGTCGATCTGCGTCTGGACTGCTACGTCACCGACGGCGATGGCGTTGACGCTGTCCGACATCGCGGTCAAGGTCTCCGCGCCGTGTTGGTCGCGGATGGCCGACGCGATGCGGGGGTCGTTCAACAGCTTGTTGGCGTCCAGGAACCACTCATGCCAGGCCAGGTCGTGGGTGACCTGCGTGACGTGCTGCGTGATGACGTTCAGGCTCTTGCGCACCGGCCGGTCTTGCACCTCGGCAGCGCGCGGCTTCGTGTGCCCACGTCGGGTGGTCGGCCGTGCGCGGGCGCCGTCGAGGATTGTCTTTGCGGCTTGCTCGGCTTCGTCCCGCTCAGCCTTCAGGCTGCGCGCTGGGTCGTAGGCGATGGGGTAGTAGCCACCGCGCATCTGCATGGTGGTGCCGTCGGCCAGGGTCAGCTCGAACGGCACGGCCTCGACCTTGTCTTCGGCCACGCCGGTCACCCGCAGCTGCTTGGCCTTCACCTCTGGCCAGAAGCTGTCGAGGTATTCCCAGGTCTTGTTGACGAACGCCAGCTCTTCCCGCCCCAGCGTGCGGATGATGGCCAGCGCCTGGTCTTCCGTCCACTTGTCGCCGCTTAGCAGGCGCTGGCGGTTTTGTGGGTTGCCCCAGTTCAGGACAACGGCCAGGCGCCCCGCGCGCGTCAGGCTGGCGTTGATCTCAGGGATGAAGACCTGCGATTTAGACCCGGTGAGGCCGCCAGGCAGGGCCAGGAGCGGTTTGTAGAGGCCAGCCAAGGCCTCGGTAGCCTGACTCACCATCTGGTCTTCCTGCGCCCCGGCTTCGTTCATGCTTGCGATGAAGGCCTTGTAGAACGCGCCGTTGTCCTTGCCGCCGTCCATCTGGCGCACCAGGCTGTTCAACTTGCGGTGGGCTGCCCACGCGCCACGGAACCACTTGATGACCTTGCTGCCCTGGTTCTCTTCGTCAACGCCCACCACGCGGGGCTTGCCGCCGTTCTCCCGGATGCCGTCGGCGATCTCGGTGGCGATGGCGTCGAACTCCCGCTTGTCGCGGGCCTTCAGCAGCTTCGACTTCAGGCGCCCCAGGTGCTCGATGTTCTTGACCGCGTCCACCAGGCCACGGAACTGCTCGACGGTCAGCTCTTTGTAGCTGGTCGAGTAGGCCTCGTTCACCAGGTCTTCGTCGATCACGGGGTCGACGCCCATCTTTTGCTGGGCTTCGATCCACTTGACCAGGCTGGCCCGCTTGTCGATGTCGCGCAGGCTGGTTGACCGGCGCAGGTCGAAGCGCTCCAACAGCTTGTCGATCTGGTCGGTGTATTCCGGCGCCAGCTTCTGCCGCACGCTGTCCTTCTCGAACTTGCGCAGGTAGTCCACCGCCTTGTCCACCTCGGTCTTGGCGTCACCGGTGTACTTTGCCGCGTAGCTGTTCAGCAGCTGGTCGCGCTTCGCTGCTGCGGCACCTTGCTGGTCGCCCTTGGCTTGCGCCTGCAGCGCCCGCTTGGCAGCCCGGCGCTCAGCGGCCGTGTGGAACGACGGCTTCAGCTCGCCGATCTTGCGACGCGACACCAGCTGCTCGGCGAAGCCTTTGGCCGCGCGCATGATCGTGTTGACGCGGATCGGCTTGCCGTTGCGGTCAGTGCGGCCGGTCTCAGCGGTGACGCCCATGGCCGCGCTCAGTGCTGCAAGTTCTGTAGCAACAAACCGTGCGCGGGCCTCGTTGTGCACGGCCTCGTTCGCGGCAGCGTCGATGGCGCGGGCGTCGATCAAGTCGCCGTAGCGCTCCAGCATGCGCTGGTCGGTGACGCCTTCGATGATCTCGGCCGCTGGGGGCTGCTCGGCCAGGTCTTTCAGCAGGTGGTCAACCGACGTGTACCCGAAGCGCTCGGCTACGGTGGCCAGCTCCAGCTCTGGCAGCGCCACGGTAGGCCGTGGGTTCTCGCGCTCCCACAGCAGCGTCTTGCGCTCGGCTTCGTTGGCCAGCAGCTTCTTGTTGCGCGTCAACAGCTGGCCCTTCTTCAGACCGGTGACGCCCTCGGCTTCAGGGCTGGCCAGCAGTGCGGCCTTGCCCTCTTCCATGGCGCGCTCCAGGAACGCCTCGCGCCGACCGCGCCAGTCTTTCAGCGCATCGCGGTCTGCGGGGCTGCTGACGCGCTTGCTGCGGATGTAGTCGCGGGCTTGCTCCACCGCGCTGGCTTCCACCTCGGCGGTCACCTCGGCTTCCACCTCTTTGCGCTTGGCGGCTGCCTCGCGCTGCAAGGCCTTCAGCGCCTTGCCTTTGGCGTTGGACGCCCATTGCATGTCGCGCAAGCTGCGGGTCTGCAGCTCGTCGATGGCGTCGTTGCTGGCCTTAGCGTTCAGCTCTTGGTAGGCCTTCCACTCGGTCAGCGTCATCCCGGCTTCTTCGGCCGACTTGAACACCGCCTCGAAGTTGGCCAGGCGCTCGGCTTCTGCGATCTGGTCGTCGGTGGCCAGCATGCGATCCATGACCTGGCGGATGTCGCGGGACAGCCCCAGCGGGTTGCCGCTCTCTTCGCCCTGCTCCAGCACCTGGCCCCCAGGCGTGCCCGCGCGGGTGCGCAGGAATTGCGACAGCGACTTGTAGACCTGAGTAAGCCAGCTGCGGAAGCGTTGGAACACCGCGCGCAGCTCAGGGCTTGGGGCCTTGCCCTCGAACAGATACTGCTCGAACGACTCGGCCCAGCGCTCGTGGTGCGGGCGCTTCTCGTCCAGGGTCATCGCGTTCCACTTGGCGATGGCCGTCTGGCCCGTTTTCTTGTCGTCCTTGATGCCGAACCAGGACAGGATTTCACCCATGTCTTGGGCCAGCTCGACGGGGGCGCCAGGCTGGCTGCCGATGTCGGCCAGCACTTCCAGGAAGAAGTGGCCCGACTCGTGCAGGAAGGTCGAGAAGTCGGCGTTCTCGTTCAAGGTCAGCAGCAGCTGGGTCGGGCTGAAGGTGCCGCGCGGGCCTTGGTTCAGGTCAACGCCTTCATCGGGCACCAGCCCCTCGGTCGATACCCACTCGGGTAGCAGGCCGACCTTCTGCGCGGCGAACGCGGTGTTCTCCACCTTGGCTGCTTTGTTGGTCTCGCCGTCGGGGCCGAAGTTCACGTAGCTATTCTGGCCACGGGTCTCTGCCGTGACGGCGCGAATGGCGCTGCCAGTGAACAGACGAACGTGGGCTTGCCACGCGTTCTCTTCACCCTCGGCACGGAAGCCCGCGCCTTCAAGCCCGTGGCCGAAAGCGTCGTGCACTGCGCGGAACAGGTCGTTGGCGGTGACAGGGCGCAGCGTCCCGTTCTGGTCTGGCCACTGCATGCCGGTATCGGCCAGCATGGGGTTGCGGGCCAGGTCTTCAGCGGTCGGGCCACCGGCGCCGTAGCCGTCGTAGGTGCCGTACACCGCCATGCTCTTGGTCGCCCGCAGGTCGCGCATCGCGTTCCACGGGTTGCCTTCGTAGGGGTCGGTGTTCTGGTCGAAGAAGGTGAAGCTGTAGCCAGCGTCAACCAGGGCCTGGTACTGGGCCGTGGTTTGCTGGATCATGTTTTGGTAGGCCTCGGCCACCACCGGGTCTTGGGGCGCGTCAGCCATGGCGGCGAACGCTTCAGCGATGCGCGTGGCGCGCTCGGTGTCTACGCCTGCGTAGGCGGCTTGGCGTCGGAAGGTGATACCGTTGGCGCTGGCGTAGCGCTCGGCGATGGCGACGAGGTCGGCGTTTGGCCCGCCGCCTTTGACAGTTGGCGCACCTTCAAGCGGCGCAAGGCCTCGGCTTGAATAGCGTCCTGCTCCGTTTCCGGTTTCAGCATTTAGGTCTCCGTCGAGTTGGAAGAGGGAGCCAGTTGTGTCAACCGGGCCAGCTGCGCTTCGCTTGGCAGCTCGTCCGCCATTAGTTCCTCGTCGTCCTGCATTTCCTGGCCCCGTGACGCCAGGGTCTCCGCGTAGGCGGGCAACAGTTCGCCGGGCTGCGGTTTCGTAATCTTCAGCGTCGTCAGTTGCGTCATCGAAGAGTCCTTTCTCGGGCAGTTCGCCCTTCAGTTTTGCGAACAGGTCTTTCTCGTAGTACCAGAGAACAGCCTGCAGGTCAGCCATCACAATCGGGATGCCGTTGTTTTGTAGCTTCTGCTGCAATTTTAGCATGATCCCGCGCAGAAAAGCGCGGTCGGCGCCACCTTCTGGGGTCTGCTCGTCCAGGGTCAGGCCCTCGTACAGCGCCTTGGCCAGCATGTTCTCGCTGGTGCGCTCCAGGAAAGTCTTTTGCTTGCCGTTGGCGTCGATGCCACCCTTGGCAAACTTGGCCAGGCGGGCCTTGCTGTAGGCCATGATGTTGGGCACCAGGGGCACGACTTTGACCGCCGTGGCCTGGTCTTCTGGCGTCATCGCGCGGTAAGCCGCGATGTCTGCCAGGATGGCTGCAGGCGCCACGCCGAACGTGTCCAGCGCGGGGTCGGCCAGCTGCAGCTCCAGCTTGTCAACCTTGGC